AATAAACGTGAATGGAAAAACTTTAGAGAAACTTATTTAAACCAAATACTTTTACCGAGTATCACTAATCTGACAAATAATTATAATATTACAGTTTATATCGGTTATGATGAAGATGATAAATTATTCAGTAATATTTCATTGCCAGAAACATTTGATAATATATCTTTAAAATGGATTTCATTTGAAGATACTTTTAAAGGGAAACCAACTCATATTTGGAATGTTTTGGCGAATGCTTGTATTAATGATGGATTTGATTATTTTCAGATTTGTGGCGATGATATCAGATTTGATCCAAATCCAAATTGGTTAACAGTATTTTTAAAATCATTAAAAGAAAAAAATAACATCGGTTATTCATCTGGTTTCTCAAATAATCATAGTATTCCAACTCAGTTTTTATTTCATAAGAAACATTATAAGATGTTCGGATGGGTATTTCCACCACAGATTACAGACTGGCAATGTGATGATTTTATTTATCATCTGTATGGAAGACATGGTAATTGGTTAAAAGAATTTAATCATTATAATTGTGGTGGAGAACCAAGATATACACCAACTAACCCTGTTAAATTAAGGGAGATGTTAGTTAAAAGAAATAAAAAAATATTAAATAAATATTTATAATAACTATATTATATAATGGCAAAGAAAGCTAAAGCAGAACCAAAAAAGAACACTGTTCCCAAAGTTTTAAAGGTGAAAGATGAAGCACCTTCACAAAAGTTTGCTGATATTCATCCAAATTTACCAGCGATGCCATCACTCTGTTTAATTATCGGTTCAGTAAGATCTGGGAAAAGTAATCTACTTGTGAATTATTTCTGTAATCCAGATTTTTATAAAGATAAATTTGATGTTGTTAAATTCGTATCTACTACATTACACACAGATAATAAAGGTAAAATACTCTCAAAACACTTTGATTGTATGGATCATTATGAAGATAATATTATTGAGAATATTAAAAAGTCTCAGGGGCAATATGAAAGTAAAGAAGATCGCCCGACGTATGCTCTTTGTATGGATGATGTCCTTACTAAAGACTTTTCCCGAACTAACCACGTCTCATTTTTTAGCACGCGATTCAGACACTACATTGATTTTTATATAATCGCTGTTCAAAGTTTCCGTGCTGTTTCTGGTATGATTCGCAATAACGCCACAGACGTGATCATCTGCAAACAGCAGAACCAAAAGGAATTAGATAAAATAGCAGAAGAATATGGCGATTTGGTCGGTGGTTATGATAAATTCATAGAATTATATAATGAAGCTCATAAAGATAGATATTCATTTTTATATTTAAAATTATCTGAAAACCCAGCTGAAGCATATATTCGCCATGAAACTAAAATATATCCAACAAGAGATACCGAAGATGTTGGAGAATTAGAAATAGATTAATTATTTTGATTTTTAAATTTAAATATTATTGATTTTATAAAAATGGCAGATTTGTTTGGAGTAAATGGCAATGCTGTTGCGATGGGAAATGCTCGTATGCAAGCAGTCAGAGATTTTAATGAACGTGTAAAAGAACATAATGACAATGTAATGAATCAAATCCAAGGATTAAGGGAAGCACAGAAATCAGCAGATACAATCCAAGCGATTAAAACACAAGCAACAAATCTTTGGACAGCAAAAGATATTCCCGGTAAAGTCGCAGAATTTAATAAATATTATGCTGATCGTGCTGCTGGAAAAGCACTTGGGACTAATCCAGTTCAGAATACAGTAAATAATCTGAAACAGCAAGCACAGAGCAAAGCAAGTGGATTTTTAGAACAAGCGAAATCAACTACACAAGCAGGGGGTGAAGCTATTTCTGAAGGTGCTAATGCTGCTGAAAGTGTTTCTGATGTTGCTAAATCAGCGACATCTGCGGTTGGAAAAGGTCTCACTACTACTTTAGAAGGTGCTGCTGCTGCTAAAGATGCTGCTGGTGGTATTGCTGGTAAAGTATCTGGTGCTCTTGGTAAAGTGGGTGTTCTTGGTTCAGCGGCACTTGGTGGTATGGATTTATATGAAGATATTGCTCACGGCGGTGTTCAAGGAAATAATAATTGGGAAAAAGCAAGTAATCTTTTACAGATTGGTGGAACTGTTGGAGATCTAGTTGGAACTGTATTTCCCCCTGCTAAACTCATTGGTGGTGTTCTTGATTTAGCGAGTGGTCTCACTGATACAGTCGGTGAAAAATTAGATGAAGATAAACAAGCATCTGATTTACAGCAACAGCAGCAGCAAGAAACAGAGAAACCATTGGCAGTAGCAGCACCGACAACTGTCACAACTGGAAGAACTCAATAAGTTTAAACTTTTTTGATAATTATTTTTTAATATTTTTTATAATAGTAGAATTATAAAATATGTCAACTTATTGGTCTGCTGATGATTCTGTTAGTGTTGGAGAAAAGAAAATTTCTGTTCCTTCGGAGAATGGACTTTCATACTCCCCAGGACAGAAGGTTCAAATCTTCGTAGATCCTTCTACTAAATTTATGGATGGCAGAGAAACTTATCTTCAGTTTAATGTTAAGTTATCTCTACCTTCGGGTGCTACTCCAACTCGTCTTCAACTTGATAAGTGTACATCTACTTTAATCAAAAATATTCGTATTTATGATGGTTCCCGTGGTCAGCTATTAGAAGAGATTTCTGATTATGCAACTTATGTCGCAGTCAAATATGATTATGATAAAGATAGAACTACTGAAAATATGCGTGCTTTAACCGAAGGTTGTGCGGTTCATCAACCAGATAATCGTGGCGATCAAGGCACTACAAAGACTGGTATGGCAAATACGATAAATAATCCTTTCTTTAAGAAAACTTCGGGTAATCAAACTGATCCTTTCACTGATGCTGATTTCTTAAATGCTAAATTAACTATCCCGCTTCATACTGGTATCTTCGCAGATTCTGTTTCTATTTTCCCAGTTATGATGACAAATGGTCTTTATATCGAAATAGATCTAAATGAAGCAGCAAATGTTATCAAGCAGTTAGATTCAGTTATGCGTGATGTAAGAACCCCACTTAATCCACACTTTCATTCATTAAATGGTTCTGATACTCCAAATGATTGGGCGAATGCTGCTTCATCAGATACTTTTTATGTTTCAGATCTAAATAATCTTGGTGGTTCTGATAGAGTAGCACGTTTCCCCTTCGTTGTTGGTGAAACTATTAAGTTCTGTCATGCTCGCAATAATGGTAGTGGTTCTACTTTATCGGCAGTAGCGACTATTAGTGAAATTAATCTATCCGCAGCCGCTGATGGTGGTAATGGTTTAATTGAAGTTAAATTATCGTCAGCAGTAACCAATAATGGTTCTAATATTACCAGCGATGATTATGTATTATATTCTACCGCTGTTTGTGACCATCCGTCATATGATGCCAGTTATGAAGTCAGTAATGTGAACCTTATTGTTTCTCAGGTAATCCTTGATCCCCAGTATGAAGCAGGGATGATTAATAAAGTTCGTGAAGGTAGAGCAATTGAGTTTGATATTATGTCAGCAACAAATTATAAACATAGTATTTTAGCAACTGATAGACAAACTACTTTTCAGATATTCGCCCAGAATAGTCGTGCCAAATCTCTATTAGTTGTTCCCCAAGATAGCACAGTTTACACATCGGCTCAGTTAATTTCTGGGTCGGGAACTTATGTCATCCAAGGAACTAGTCATCTTGGTGCTGTAGCAGCAACCAAAAATCCCCAAGATATATGTTTAGCTTCAACTCGTTCAGCATACACTGGTATCTGTGATGAACTATCCAGCATTCAGTATACTATTAACGGTAAAAGAGTTCCTTCACGTGAAATTAGCACCAAGAAAATTGCTACGAAAAATTCTATTGATGCGTTTCATCTGTATGAATTAGAAAAGACATTAGATAATTCTGGTATTAAACCCCGTTCTTTTAGTGAATTCATGAATAACTTTATCTTTGGACGTGGTTTCTCGGCTGGTGGTCAGAATGGTGTCCTTGATTTAAGGGGTAAGGATCTCGCTGTAATTGCTCGTTATCAGACATCACAAGCACCGAGCAAACCCAAACTATTTAACTCATATGTGTTTCACATACGCCGTTTAGTTCTTAGAGATGGTGCTGTAGAAGTAGTAATGTAATTAACACAGTTTACTTTCTGTAGATTGTTCAGATGAATATTTTTTTTGAGTTTTCATTATATCAGAATATCCTTCTTTTTGAGTAGCAAAAATATAATTATGCGATATACATTTATATTCTTCATTTTCCCATAGTTTATTCCAGTAAATATCTAATTTATTATTATGATGTTTATTTTTCATTCTTTCATCTATTCCATCTTTTAAATTTTGTATTAATGAATTATACATTGATTTTTTAATGATATATCCTGTAGTCCAACTTGCTTCTTTAACTCTTATAAATTTATCATTTATTTTTTTATGTTTTTTGATACGATTACATAATAAGAAAATATCATAATCAAAAAGCGGTAATTCAATATTATTAAAATTATGATTATCATGAAACATAAAATCATCTTCTAAAATTATTACACTTTCATATCTTCTTGCTAAAGCAATTTGTAAACATAAAATATGTGATTTAGCACAACCGATATAACCATCTTCATCTTTAATCGCTGAAACTCTTTCTACATTCGGCATATCACAGAGTAATTTTTCAATATGTTCTCTTCTATCTTTTCTTGAATCAAGATTAATATAAAGTATTTTTTGACGATTAATCTTCTGAAAACATACAAATCCCTGTGTATCTTTCCCGTGTTTATATGAAGTAGTTATCCAAAAATCATCTGGTAAACCACAGGTATGTTTTGCTAATGCACAAAGAGTATTTATATTTTCTGGTTTAACATCTTCAATAATGTAAATATCTTTACAATATTTATTTAATGTTTGAAAAGTTAAAATCTGATGTTCTAATATATGTGAACCATCATCAATGATAAAATCTACATTACCAATGTTATTCATCATATTTTCTAATGAATGAACATTACTTTGATCACATTGATGAATTTTAATTTTATCTTCTGTAATATTAAATTCTTTAATATCAGCTCCATGAACAATACAATCTTTAAAATAGTCTCTCCACATAAATAAAGATGCTCCGCTCTTATAGTTTTCATTTGTAAATTTTTTCATTAATTCTGGATAACCAATTCCAATTTCAAGCATAGATGAATAATTTTTATCTTTTAAAATATTATGATATTCTTCTGTGTAATAATGATTATATTTTGGTGTCTTATCAACGATATATTTTTCAGCAAGTTTACAAAGTTCAGTCATTATATTTTTTTTGTTAATTTAAGTTTTATAATTTTTATAAGTATTAAATTTATAATAATGACTAGTCGCTACATTGAGATTCGCCCAGATAATATCCCAGCTGACGGAAAGATATCTTTTAAGAATGGTTTCCCCGTTCTTTCATTTACTGTATCGGCTCAGGATGGTATGCTTGATCCATCCACAGTAAGAATAGTTGGTAATTTTAATGCTTTTAAAGATAATGCTAATCCACCAACTAATTTAATTGATGGGGATAATGTTACTATGAATAATCGTCTTGGTATTTTTAATGTTATTGAATCATTAACCATTCGTGCTCAAAGAACTTCTATGGTATGTGAAAATATTCGTCATTATTCTAAATTTATGAATTCATACCTTTCTTGCACTAGTTCTCTACAAGATCAGCTTGGACATCTTCAGCAGTCGTGTTTAATCTACCCGAATGCTACTGCTTTCCGTAAAGCAGTAATGGAGAATGCTTCTTCTGCTGTTTCCCAGACAAATGAATTTTCATTTCATATCCCATCTGGATTCATGCAGTCTGGTCAGATGGTAGATCTACGCCCAGATGCTTTTGGTGGTATCCAGTTAGAATTTTTACTTCAACCAGATAGTAATGTTCTTTTTAATACTAATGGAGATACAACTGGTATTGGAGATGCTCATTATGAATTATCTAATCTCAAATTAACTTGTGAAATAAGTGATATTCCCGCTGGTACTCCGAGTGGTGCTCAGGGTGCATATGATTTTAATACTATTACTTCTCTATACACAAGTATTAATTCTACGAATGCCCAAATTCAGTATTCTCTCGCTTTACAGAATGTTATTTCAGCATTCGTCACCTTTATGCCCGTAGCTAATATCAATACTCTCACTCAAGATGGACAAGCAACTACTTTCCCAAGTGGAGATGGTTCATCTTTAACAAATCTCGCACCAATTCGTAGAGTTCAGTGGTTAAAGGGTGGATCTAAATATCCAGCTGAATTTGATTACATCACAAATATAGTTAATGCTACGAACACTCAATCTAAGGTTGTTGATCCCCAGATTGTTAAAACTCTTGTTCAGGCAATTTCACCCGATAGTCAGTATTCTATGGAACGCCTTTCGGTTTCTCCAGTTAATATGAATAGAAATTATAATATGACTACATCTGCTACTGGTGAAGATTCTTATATGAATATCGCAGAAGGCGGTGGTGTCTACGCATTAGCAGTGAAGTATGGCATCGGTGAAACTGGGGATGACTTCTCACAAGAGCAGTGGGGTTTATCTGTTGATTCTGACCTTAAATCAGATAATCCCATCGGTGTTTATATCTTCATCAAGTCTAAGTCTCAACTCTTATATTCTCCGCAGGGTGTTCAGTTAAGGCAGTAATTAATTTTTTTCTACGTTTTTTAATTTGATTAATTTTTGTTTGTTTTTTTTATAATAAATAAATTATATAATAAACATGTCTTCTGATGATAATGATATTCCGAACTTCCTTATGCTCGATCAAATCCCTGCTAACTACACTCAGCAGTTAGAAACAGACCTTCTGGAACCAGTAGTTTTCTCCCAAGGTGCTGCTAATACTGATGGTTTCTGTCGTTTCACACTTCAGAACAAGGGGTTCTTACACTCTCACTCAAAGATTTTTGTCGCATTAAAACCTGCTGCTGGACAGACTGATGTTTTTCTTCAACCACACGTCGGTATTGGACAGATCATCAAAAAGGCAGTTTTAAAGATTGGAAATAAAACTCTTAATGAAATTGATTCGTGGGCATCTCTTCACGCTGTTAAATCATCTCTTATAACAAATGAGAATAATCGTGAACGCGAGATGTATATGACTGGACGATATTTAAATCATGATTTCGTCTATAATAATGATTCTAAGGTTTTTGCTAATTCATATGGTATTGATAATGGGGTAGAATACAATGCTACTACAAGCACATTAGTTCAGCCTTCGTGGGCAAAGATGGATGGAACTGTTCCTTCTGAATGTCCTTCATACAGCATTGATTTAAGTGATCTATTCCCATTCTTAAAGGTTAATCAGCTTCCTTTATATCTCATTAGAGAACCAATTAATATCGAATTAACTTTTGAACCAACTACTAAAAGGCGTGTTCAGATTGCTAATGGAATTACAGCAGATTTAGCGTGTGAAATTGTTCGTGATGATCTTAAATTCTGTGCTGATTACATATTCTATGGAAGCAGTGATGAAATGGATAGATACGCTATGGGACGTGGTAATGATTTAAATTTCTCGTTTGTAGATTACAGACTTGTTGAGCATACTACTAGTCCAACTCAACTCGGTTCTACTGTCATTCGCAATCTTGGTATGGCAAATCGTATGGTTCCCCGTGTTATCACCCTGTTAGCAGCAGATGCTCAAGATGAAGATACTATTCTCGGTAAGAATAACAGTATGGCACCATTTATTAATGCTGATGGTGTTAGTGGTGGTATTAAATACAATGTTCGCTACAATGATAGATTTGAGTTTACTTCTGATGTTGATAATATTGCTCGTTTATTTTCTGTATTCCAGCAAGCTGAAGGTGTTCCATTCCTTACTCGTCAAGAATATAGTGATTGTGGTTCTGTCGCTGGTGCTATTACTACTCGCACCTTTCAGGGGCGTAATCAAAGCACTACTATGTCTGGACACTTATTCTATCTTGGAACTCGTTTAACTAATGGTCGTGTTGGTCAGCGTGGTATTGAAGTTCATATTTCTGGTGATTTCCCCGATTCGGGAAGAGTTCTTGATTTAATGCGTTGTTATTGTGAATACATTAGAGTTGGTCGTTTAAGCAACGGCTATTTTGAAGTATATAACGCTTAAATATTTCTTTATAAATTTGATTTTATTTCTATTTAAAAATAAATCTAAATAGATTTTATATAAATGAACATTACAAGTGAAAATATTTCTGAAACTATTAAGAAGGGTAATCCCACACGTAAAGAAAGCACTATCAAAGAATATGAAAAAAAATTAATGACTTTAAAGAAGAAAAAAAATTCAGATAATTATGATTTTCTTAAAGATATTGATGATGTAAAAGAACTTCTCAAATCTTATTCACCAAATACTCAAAAGGGTTATTATAATGCGATTATTGTATTATTACTCGCACTTAATCATGATAAAGTTTTTGATGAACTCATTGAAAAGTATCAGAAAATTAGAGATCCTTTAAATGAACTTTATATGAAACAGCAATCATCTGGAGAATTATCTGAAAAACAAAAAGAGAATTTTGCTTCAGTTGATGAATTAAATAAAATGTTAACTATGATGGAAAAAGATATTAATCGTAGAGATATCAAAAGAAAATCTCAATTAGATAGATCTGATATAGAATTACTACAAGTTTACACTATGTTTAAATTCTTCATAAGATATCCAACAAGGAATAATTTAGCTGGAATGAAATTAATCAGT